CGTGAGCCGTCCAGAGCCAGAGCGCTTAGGGGATATAGGGGTTCTATTCTCTTCTCTCTCTCCTTCTCTTTCTCTGTCCGTCAACCTACCCCTCTTTTGATCTCGGTACTTTTGTCCACGAGAGGTCGAGGTGGGGTCGACTTGATAGCGAGAATAGTTTGAGACGGCAATGACTCCGTCTCCAGATTCCGTCAGCAGACCACTTTTCAACAGGCCGTCCACACCCCTGAAGAGGCGTGCGCCGATGACGGTCTTGAGGTGCTGTCGGTTCTTGAAGATGCCGCCGGAGCGCAGCAGCTTCACCTCCCCAATGATCGTGATGAACGCGCGAAACTGCGTGTCAGTCAGCGCCGAGATCTCTGCATCTCGATGTGCATTTGCTACCCACTTGAACCAAACCATCTAGTCCTCCTTGTGTTGGTGGCGAGAGGAGGTGGAGGTCACCAGTCTCCTCTCGCCGTAGATATGCGCCGCTCGACTTAGAACGGCAGGTCCTCTAGCGCTGTCTCCAGCTCAGGGTTTCCATCGTGCAGCCCCTTCGCCTTGGCGGCAAGCATTGCCTCACCCTCATCGCGCACCTGGGCGTTGACCCACGCGATGCTTGGCTTGCGCTGGCAGAAGGTGCCGTTGCTCTTACCAGAGCAGGCGTAGAAGGCGTTGTACGCCTTGCCAGCCTTGCTAATACCGGCAGGCTTGAACGACCAGGCGGTGCGGTGGTCTGGGCATTCACCCTCTGCGAAGAGCATTGCGGCTGCTACGGCCACATCATTCGTAGACACCGAAGGCTGAGACGCCTTCACAGAAGCCACGGAGAGGGGTGTAGGAGCCACGGAGAGGCTCGTTCCTGTGCCTGACGCATAAAGAGACCGCCCAACCCCAATCTGAGCAGCGCAGCGGCGCAGAGCGTCGCTTGCTGCCGACTTGTACGGCTCGTCATCCTGTGCGCTGTTCGGATAGCCAAAGTCCTGTCGGACGGTGGTCACGCCGTCAATGACGGCGATCAGCGTGCCGTGAACGACAAAGCGCTGCGCGTCAGCGACCTTGACCTCGAACTGCCAGCCAGCCAGCCCTAGCACATCGTCTAGGCGCTGAGCTACGGCTCGCGCATCTGCGTAGGTAAAGGTCATTCCGCCGCGCCCTGGGCGCTGCTTCAGATCCGTGCCGGTGAACGGTGCGGCCAGTGCCGCTGCGATTTGCTTACTCATTCTCAGACCCTCCAAACTCTTCTACTGGCAGCAACTTTGCGGCTACCAGATTCAATGAACTCGCCTTTGCAATGTGTCCGCTCTCGAATACCGTTCCCTCCTTCACTTCAGTTGCCAGATAGAGATACTGGCTCTTATCCATCACTCCGAGCAGCCACGCGCGCTGGAACCGCGTTGGACTCGGTGGTCCATTGCGATCCTCTCCAGGTGCGAGCTGCAAGTGAACGAATGCGTAATAGTCCACCGTCTGGTGGTCTCGGATGTAATCAAAGATGCTCACCTCAACATCGTCGCCAGCCGGTCGGCTCCACGCCTTGGTCTTGACATCAACTTTGAGACCGCACACTTCGTAGTCGTGCGTCGTGAGGTCCACTGGGATGTACGGCAGGAGACGATCTCGCAGCGCCTTCTCGAACACGGCCTGCCCTAGCACGCCAGTCCAAGTGGTGTTGCCGCTCGCCTTCTCCTTGCGAAAGCGCATCCCAGCGTTGGACTGCGCCGACTTGAACATCTCCTCAGCCCTGACGATGATCTCTGGAGTGATGATGATTTCAATCACGCTTGGTCCTCCTTGCCGAAGACTCGGAATACACGCGCACCTGGCTTCTCTGCGGTGAAGCGCTTGACTGCTTCGCCGTAGGTGTCTGGCGCGACGGTTCGCAGGACATCCGCGATGCTCTCCCAGTCCACCTTGATGCTGCTCTTGTTGGTCTTCCAGGTGGCAAGCCAGCCCTGACCCTTGACGCCTTCGCCGTCGGCGATGGCTTCCTTGATGGCGATTGCCATCTCCTTCAGCGCGGTGTCGGCAGCCTCTGCCTCAGCCTTCGCTTCGATGTAGAGCCGAGCGATGTGATCCAGCTGCGGATTCGCCACGGCGTAGGTGTTGCTGCTCTGCGGCTTGACTTCAGCAAGCGTGTCGCTGTCGTTGCCGGTCAACGGTGGCGGAGTCTTGGACTGCACCAACTCGCGGAACGAGGCGGCCTTGTCAAACAGTTGCGTCTGGTAGACAGGGTCAGCCTCTACGCGCTCAATGCGGAAGACCAAGCCAGAGAGCAGGACTGCGACATCGCAGTACTCAGCACCTGTGATGAACATCTGCCACTGCACCTGGTCGACATACTCAGGCGGCACTGGGTACAACTGCCAACGGCTGCTCGTTGAGGTCTTGATCTCTACGAGTCCTGTGGTGTCGCCAACGATAGTGCGGTCCAGTGACGCCATTGCCCAAGGGTGCTCCTTGAGGCGCACGATGCCGTTGGACTTCCGCAGCTTCTTGCCAGTCTCGGCGGTGTAGTAGTCGGCGACTGCCTGCTCTAGCAGTTGACCGCGCTGCGCGGCTGGTCCGACTTCCTGCTCACCGACCTGACCTGTCAGTTCCGCCCAGAGGCGGTATGCGGTCTTGTACGGCGATGTGCCGTTGATGGCCGTGATGCCGGTGGCGGTGATGCCGCCCTTGCGGATCTCGAACCACTCAGGGCTGCGCTGCGGCGCGCTAATGAACTCGTATCGCTTGCTCACTTGACCTCCTCTTCATCTGCTGCAACACACACCGATTGGTGAACAATCTTTCGGAGCGCCCTAGATTCAATGACACGAATCCGCTCACGAGTGAAACTCAGGATGCCAGCAACATCTTCAAGGCTTTTCTGGCGGCCATCTTCCAGACCGAATCGCAGCCGCAGCACGCGCTGTTCGCGCAGATTCAGGCAAGTCGGCCTGCGGTCGAGATGCTCTGCAACTTGTTCATATCGATCTTTCACCGTGCCACCTCCCAGATCACAACAGCGATAACCCAGGCGACCATCAATGCGACGGTAAACTTGGCGCGCTCAATGTTGCGCTCGCGGCGTTCGAGCTGCTGGTACTCCGATGTGAAGTACGGCCGCACAACCATCTTGGGCGTGTTCTTACGATTGACTTTCACAGTGACCCTCCTACTACTAGCACGATGTAGATGCACGCGATGAAGATCGCGTACCCAATACCGTCAAGAATAGCGGCCCTCACGCTGCCACCGCCACACCGAAGGCTCGGTTGTAGTAGCAGGATGCGGTGTAGGCAACTTCGCCAACCTCATCGGCGAAGACATTGAATGCCTCTGCCTTGACCTTGCCACGGAAGACGCGCTGCACCGTGTAGGTGTCGTTGTCGGCGAGTGCAACCTTGACGGCGTAGCCGTTAGCAATCTTCAGCAGAAGCTCGCCACCGATCAGCGCGACGCGCCCACCGGAGATTGCGAAGATGTTTCCCTTGCCGATCTGACCGACCAGTTCGACTGCCTGTGCGTTTGTCATCTTGACCTCCTGTGTCAGTCCAACCGAGTGGCTGGTTTCCTCCTGACACAAGCAGTATAGGGTCAACGGTTTCAGGCTGTCAACCCTGTTGCGCGGCTATTTTTTATGCAGGGTGGATAGCCCCTGGGTGAAGGAGGGATCACCCAGGGGAAGCCGTCTAGGACGGCTGCGACAAGTCCTCTAGAGCCAGATCTACCAGCAGCCTGAGGCATACCCCACACAGGAGTACGCCCTCAGACTCGACCTCCCAGACCCTGCTCTGTAGCTCACAGACCGAGCAAGTGCCGTAGGGGCGCTTGACTCGGACTGGCACGGCTTAGTTCTTCTTGGTAAGGCCGTAGGCGCTGTTATCTCGGTCAAGAGCCTTGACCACGATGCCCAGCCCTGAGGCGAGACCAGCCGAGATGATGGTGCGGAAGTCGCCACCCTGGATGTCGAGCAGCGGAATGCCGAGACCGAGCGCCACCGAGATGCTCACGGTGAGGAAGGTCTTGACGAAGTCCAGCGCGATCTCATCGATCTGGGTGTTGGCGGCGATGTACTTGAGTCCGGCGAAGATGCGGTTCATACCCTTTTCCTTTCCTGTAGCGGCGGCTGCCGCGTTTAGTACGGCGAGACCGTCAGCGGCGATAGCGCCCCAATCAGCCTTGCCGATCTGATCCAGTTGTGCTTGCACCGCGTCAGGTGGTGTCTTAGTACCCTGCGCTACCTTTCGCGGCTCTGCGTGGCTCCTAGGTGCCTCTGCGGCGATTCTAGGAGCAGGTGCTGGCGTAGGAGCAGCAGCGACCACAGGTGCAGGCGCTGCGACTGGCGCAGCAACTGGAGCAGGAGCAACTGCCTTCTTGCCAGGGTGCGTGACGATCAGGAGCGCCTTGTAGTCGTGGGAATACTTGCCAGCCTTGACCTTGCTGTTGGCGAT